GCTTGGGCGGACTATGATGAAGAAGACATCGTGGCTCAAGAAGACCTTCTTGAACAACGTCAGCGCGAACGAGATCGCGCAGAACAGCAAGACCAACTCATGGAATACATGGGTGGTAGACGTGAAACAGCGCGGGTGGTCCGATTGGTCAACCGGCGCCTCACATACCTTCCCCCAAAAGTTCGAGAGTCACTCGCTCCTGTTTCGTTGCAAGCCTTCAACACTGTCGGCTTTTACGATATGGTGCTCAGTGAGAACATGGTTACGGCCAGGTTCGGTTACTGCGTTCTTTCTATGAGCCTCGAAGTCGAAAATGTGGCCCAGCTGCCAAGAGAGCTGAAATGGTTTGGTATCACCAATGACATCCTTGCGAGGTTGTACTTTGTGCCAATCTATGAGCCTTTGCGAGAGTGCCCAATACAGGCACGTGAGTTCGCCGAAGAGTTGTTGTCTCTTCCGATTCGTAATCGGGAGAACGTGTTGCGCCTCATCTACATTCAGTTGCAAGATGCGGTAGAAAACTGGAACACATTTCAGCGAGCGCGAAAAGCAGCGGAGGTTTCTTATCCTCGGCCCACAGCCCTGCCGCAGCGTGAAGCTGCGGTTGAAGGATCGGTCAAAATCGAAAACTGTGCAGTTTCTGTGCGGGTTGATTTCAAAGGTGGCAAATCTATGGGATCTGTCGGAGCGTATGTAACATTGCGAAACTCCGCCAATGCAACCATCACCTGTGTTTTGATGCCCTCGCACGGATTCGCCATGGATGCGCAAAAATGGACGGTAGCGACACCGTTCAATTCTTTGTTGGGGAACATCGAGAAAGTTGTGCTTCGCAGTGCCTATGGGCCCGAGCACATCATTGAAAAGAAAGGCCTAGCCAAAATTATGGCCAACCCCGCGTATCCACACACCGTGGCGTATTCCTTCTCCAATTGGCCTAACCCTCAGAAGACCGGGGAATTGGAGATCGGGAAGAAAACTTTTGTCGTTTCCGGTACTGTTACGTCTGAGGGCAGGATTGAAAAGATCTATGCCCCTGAGCCTGGAGCTTTCATTCATACCTGCTCCACTGAGGCGGGCCAATCTGGGTCCCCTCTCTACCAGATACAGTCCGGAAAGGCCATCGTCGTTGCATTGCATGAAGGAGCGGCTGGGGGAGGACAAAATTTTTGTGTTTCCGTCCCCGTCAATTTTCATTTACAACGAGAAGCCGCCCTACACGCAAATCCAAAGAAGACCGTCATGAAAGAGCACATCGATGCTTTGACGTCTGATCGAGTCACCATCTCCGCTGGAGGTGAGGATGCAGAGCTGATGAGAGCAACGGAGCGTTTTCGAACGCCCATAGCTGGAATCCGTTCGCCTGAAGTTTTGGCTGCACAGCGTGACATCATTCGAGGTTACCGCAATTCCAAGTACTTCAAAGAAGACGCCATTGCAGCAGCGTATTACCGGGACGACAAGGACCGTTTCTACGCGCTTGTGTTCGTGCAAGCCATTCAACAATTGAAGGCAAAGTCGACGACGGGAGCTTTCTTACCAGGCCCCTGGGTAGGGGTCCCAAATTACATTGAGGACTTCTTGGGGAACACCGATGAGTCGCGTCGAGCGGCTTTTCGTGAGTGTTGCAAGTATTGGGACGAGGTCGAAAGAACCTACGGACTGAACTTGCCTTGGGAGGACATAATCAAGGTGCAGTTGAAGTCTGACGGTTACAACTTTAAAAAGTTGACAGCCGCGACTTTGCGATCAATTCAAGTGCCCAACGTTTTTGTGACGTTGGCGCAGCGCTGTTTCTCAAATGGTTTGTACACTTACATGTACGAGCTTGAGCACCAGTCTTTGAAATTGACATCTACCAACTACACTTGGCAAGACGCTCTTCCAACCGAATATGTGTTGCAAGCGCGCGCCAAGGTGCCCTTGATCAAGTCCTTGGGAATGGACTATACTCTGTTCGACGGTAGCGTGAAGCCATCTGACTGGGACGAATTGTATGCGTTGGTGCCAATGCCAAAAGTCTTGTGCCAGTGGGTTGTTTGGAATCTCTCAAAGGCCCCCATGTATTACAAAAGCACCTCTGGTGCTCTTGTCAACGTGGGTCGGCTTGAGCAAGGCAACCCGACAGGCAATTGGATGACGGCCATCATCAACATTTTCTTCAACATGTCCCTAGTTGAGGGCTTCAAGACTCGGATGAAAAGCACACAAGTTGCGCTGGAAATTCGGGACTACACGTGTGTGGGTGATGACATCATCTTCCTGTTGCGACCGGAAGATGAGTTTGAACTCTTTGTGAAGCAATACACCGCTTGGTGCGCAGAACATGGAGTTGAAGCAAAATTGGAAGAGACCTGTGAAGGAACACCAGCCAATCATCACCGTTTGGCTGCTCTTGTCCAATACAACACCTACACGGTCGGAGGATTGTCCGTTCCTGTTTGCGTGAATTTGGAACGACGAAAAGTGACCCTGACTGAGCGTCTTTGTACTGAAGAACAAGCTCATGGGGTTCTGGAATCCCTCGCATCGACATTCTTTGCCGCGACCTTGCCTGAATTGCAACCGCTTATGGCGGAGCAACCCAAGGCTACTTTGGCAAGTTTGTTGCAGCTGAGAGCGGAAACGTTCAAACGATTTCCCGCTTTGGCCAAGAACGATTACGCCGCCATGTTTGCGCCCGCTCCCAAAAGAGAGTCCATTGAATTGGACATTCCTGAAGTTTCTTCGGAAACTGAGGAGGTCTCTGAGGAGAGTGAGGAAGAATCGCAAAGGGCGTATCGTTTGACGAATGGCATTGCAGATTTGCGTCTGTACTACCGTTTCATTCGAGGGGAATTCCGGATGTGCTACGCCTCAAACATTGTTGTGGCCGTATATCGGGACGACTGGGACAGTTCCCTGGCATTCTATGGAACGCTGGGAGTTCGAGCACCAGTAGTTCCCGTTGGTCACGGTTGTTTGTTGTACTGCTACTCCACACATGACGAAAATTGGCTCCATCACGAGTTTTTGAACCGTATTGAAATGGAGCAAATGTTGGAGTTTTTGAGGGAAGACGGGGGAACAGTGGAACTTTGCGAAAATCCACATCCTGAGTCGCACGGGGGCTACTACTACCAACCATTGGAAGAAGTTTCCATCGTGCGGCACGCTGAAGCTGTTGATCGTACACCAGACGAGCACGTTGACAAAGAGCAATCTTTTTGGGACCACTTGGTTAGCCGTGTGGATCCCGCATTGATCGCCATGATGCGCTCTGTCTCTCGAGCATACGGCTATGGTGTTCTGGTTTTCCTTGTTGTGGGCGGTACTTTGGGCGTGGCAATGAGTCTTCTCTGCATGTTCATTCATATTGTCGTGAGTCTTTTCGCTGATGTGTTGGAACGTGACGCGGGCCTGATGATCACGCGTCATTCAACGGAAATTCGAAGCTCTGGAGCAAAGACTGTTGAGCAAAACCATTTAGCGATTCACGATGACGAACAAGCGGAAGGCGGCGATCGGCATGGCGGCCCTTGTGGCCGCCAAGGTCGGTTCGGCGATGTTGAAGAAGAAGAAGACCAAGCGCCGCCGAAAGGCAATCAGAGCGCCTGGGACGAGGAATCAATCCAATGCTGTCCAGAATGTGGCAGTAGCGTCAGCACGCGTGGGGCGTGGTTCATCCATTGCGGTGATGCACGGCAATCCCTACGCAGAGAATGGCCGCTTGTTGGTCAAGCGACGGGAATTCATTGGCGACGTCAGTTTGGCGACAGGAGTGGTTTGGCAGCTGCAAGAGATTGCGACTGCTCAAGGCTCCTCAGGGAATTACTTGGCAATTCAGCCGGGCAATCCCTACGCGTTTTACTGGCTGTCCCGCATTGCGCAGAACTTCTCGCAATATCGCTTCAAGAAGCTGAGTTTCACGTTAGAGACCGAAGCTGCGACGACGACGGGGGGGAGTATCACAATGTGCTTCGACACGGATGTGACCAACTCCGCTCCTGCAACGAAAGTGCAAGCCATGGACATGCAACTCTCAGTACGGGAGGCGCCTTGGCAGAACATGACGCTCAACGTTGTGTCTGGTGGGGCACAGCGTGCTTTGGGCCGGGACCGATTTGTATCGGCCAACGGAGCGGCCAACATGCAGGACGATCCGAAGACGTACTTTCTCGGGAACCTCTACATTGGGGCTTCGGGGATCACACAGTCTTCCAGCGCAGAGTTGTATGTGGACTACGAAGTGGAACTCTGGCAACCGCTGACACCCAATTTGTTGGGCAATGCCCAATTTGGGAAGACAGCAGCGTTGCCGATCTCGATGTCGTCGACAACAATTCCGGGCGGGACAGTGTCGAACTCGGCGATCTTCGGAACAACACCCGTGGTGGCTTCGGCCCCTGGCGGGTTGTTGACAATCGTGGGCAACACAGCCGCACTTATCAATCCTGGCTGGTACAGCGCGCAAGTCTTGGTATCCGGCAGTGGTCTGAGCAATGGCTCAATCACTGCGGTTGCCGTCGGTACGGCCCAGGTCGGGAACTATTTCCCGACTGCGGGATATGTGCAAAACGGGGGGGCGGGCATTTGGAATTTCTACGTCCAAATTCTCCCCGGATCGACGGGCATGCAGGGGATCATGTTTAACGTGGCCTCTGGGACCGTGACTGCAGCGTCACTAGTGTTGAATCAAGTGGACCCCTCTGTTGTGTTGGGGGCGGCGTAATCTTTTCTTCATTTCTTTTCTTCAACTTCAACGCAAAATCTTTTTCCTAGCTTTCAAGAAACTAGGGGGACAACAACTTCACAAGTGATC